CCTGACTTGCACATTCACCTTTGCCACTACAATTCTACACCAGTTTTAATTCTAAGGCAGTGTAGATTAACCTCAGTCTAGTTTCATATCCACTAGCAAGTTATAAATATTAATGAATATAATAATATTGTAGTAACAATGGCTTGTGTGCCAGAGTTGTAATTATTCGAATAGCCTTTCAATGTGAGGAATACAAACCTCACTGTCTTGCAGATTCATCATTGCCTCCTCCATTTCTTGGATCATTTCTTTGGTTAGGTGGTACTTCCTATTTAGGTGTTCATAATAGTCTTCAATGTCCTGGTCATGTATTTCCCTTTTTCTTGTGAGTATTGCTTGCATCATGTCGTATGATTTATCTATGTTAACCAGGTTTGACTCAGCTTCCGTTAGTTTGTACCCACCAATTTCTCCAAACAGAAAGTTTTGTTTTTTGATTCCTTCTGGCATTCGCTCTGCTGATTTCTTCATTAAAGGGTATTTTTCTTTCAGTTTCTGTGCCCATAATGTCATCCTTTTATAGTGCGCCCTCCATATTGGTAGATCTTTGCACCAGGTTTCTGCGCTTAGTTGCATATCTTGTAGGAAACGTACAAATTGTGCTATTGTTAGTGTTTTTGCCTTTACACTGTAGCTATCTAATTTTAGTGCCCTTCTAAATTGCCTTGTCATTTTATACCCATTGGAACTCCTGAATACTTGTGTTGAGCAAAAATCAGTGTCCTCTAAATCACCTATTTTTATAAATTTTGCGATTTGTCCTAGCCCATGTGTTATATGTTTTTTTGCTTGTTCTTTTGTGGCAAATACCTCATGCAACTTCTCCACTATTAGTTCTATTTGGCTTGGTTCACAACAAGTTTCTCCATCATCGCCCTTTGCTATTACCTCATAGTTGTCTTTTGGTATTTTTGCCAATTCTTCCACTACAAACCTTTGGTAAAGTGCCATTCTTACAGTGTTGCCGAATGTTGTGTCTGGGTCACCTGAAAATGTATTTCCGATGATTTCACATATTCCTATGGTGTGTCTGCAGCCTTCCTCCCAATATGAGCCTGTTAATGTGCTAGCTTGGTGATTGCACATGGCGTCCCAATACACAACTGGTATATGATCTATTTTGTCCCTAATTTTCCTGTATATATAACTATCTATACCTTGCTTGAGTGCTGCATGTTGTGTGTTGTCGAAACCTGAACCATCAATTTGTATTGTTGCAGTTAACCCCTTTTGTTCACACTTGTCTAACCATTTGCACAATTCTGGCCAATTCTTTCCTCCGCAGTAACCCTTCAGTTTTTTTGCTGCGTGTTGTTCTAAGGCATATATAGGTGGTCCTTTTACATATTTAATTATACCTTCAGAAGCAGAAACACACCTGGTTTTCGGGGGATCTTCTCCATCATACAATTGTTTTTCAGCTTTGACTATGACATTGTAGTTTGGTGGTGTAGTTATCCATTTCTGTTTTTGCTTCATAGCCTTGATGATTTTTTCATCTGTTACACTACAATCCCATATTTCCCCGTCATCCAATTTATACAGCTGCTTATTGAAAACTGTCAGGTAGGGCTTCATTTCATCCTGTTTTTCTTGGTTGAGGTGGTTCATCCATGTTTCTAGAGAGTATTGGAAGTTATCTAAATCCATTTCATCATCTATTATTTTTTGTGCCCATTTGATGAATCTTTCCAACATTTTTGGGTCAGGTATTACTGTTTTTATGGTCATCCTTTTCATGCTTGTGTACATGGTGTTTGCACAATTGGTATAAATTATTGGCTTCTCGGTGCCATAGTAGGTTGGTAATATCTGTATCATACCTATCTTGCCGTGATTCTCTGAGTAGCAATGATTATCTTCCCATTTTTTTGAGTACCTGTTGTTCATGTTGAATCCCTTTTTCCATGTGACCTTCTTCTCATCTTCATCCATCATACCAGATTTTTCCATAGCTTTGACCAGTTCGGCAGAGGCGCAAGAGAAAGGTATAACGTCAAATGCAATTGCTGCTGCATTTTTGGCTGCGTACTTGTTTTGTCTTTCTACTTCCTCTTCTAACCACTGGGCCACATAGCTGATATATTTTTTTGCTATTTGAATGCACGCGTATATACCTAATACTAGGACACTGATAGTTGTTAGTGGTTGCTCGGGTTGTACTGCTACTACCTTATTATTAGGTGATGCGGCCACTTTTGCAAACAGTAAGAATACTATTCCCAAAGGTTTCTTTATCACCTTCAATAAAAAGTAAGCATATAACAGGTATGTGAAAGTGTCAATTTCGCCCATGCTAACCTGAGATGAGGCACCAACTAATGTCACTAACCTTATATTTGTGAATGGTTTTATGATTTTTAACAATAATGCCCATATGAAACTCATGTACTGTCCTGTTACAAGTAGAGATAGTAATTTTAACGCTGTTACTGCTACCATTAGTGTTGCTATTGAAAGGTAAATTTTGATAACACTACGTGATATATTTGCTAGCAGATAACATGGTTTTGCCATCCATGGTATTCTTGATAAGTGCTCAAGTACGTCCAAATGTTGCCTCCTAATCAATAATCCCAATATGAATAATACCTGTGCTGCTCCTGCTCTACTAGCCGTAATGAAGTATATGTTTATGTTGGATGTGAATGGGTATTGGACTGCTATCATCAAAATAGTGAACAGGGTGAAGAAATACGCCAATAAATTTGGTAGTTTGGCTCTAGTATATAAATCTTCCCTGGGTATTTTCTTTATTCGGTCTAGTGACTGTGATTCCTTAGATAATACAACTGCCATGATGCTCTGATACACTTTGTTGGTCTTGTTTATTGCGTGTTGTATCAGAGTTGGTATGTGATCTATGTGCATATTGTTTGACAATAGGGGTTGGATGATGTTCTTAATGGTCTGCAAATCTATGGATCCTGGTAAGTTGCAGATTTTCACTACTGTTTGGTTAAATTCCTTTAGGGAGCAGATTATTTGCACTTTCTCAATGTCTAGTGTTGATAGGCCTGATTTTGAACTTAGGTTAGTATTTAGGGTTACATAAGCTAATTTGGTCTCAATGCACATATAATGGACATCTCTGCCTTCAGTTGTCACGGTTAGGTATGTCCCAGGTCGCTCTAACTCTTGTACCATCCCTACAGAAACCAATTCAGTGTTTATGGGTTTGTCAGACACTGTTATTTTTGGTCGTTTCTCTGGTATTTCCCGTATCATAATTGCATTGTAGTATATCTGATTTTCTTTCCTATACTGGGTACAAGTAGGATTTGGGCACATATCATCATGGGTATGGTCTTCTCTCTCAATCTTGTGGGTGTGTGCATAGGAGTAGTTGCAGCTCGTGCAAATATGATAATGTGCTTTAGCATCGGGTATTGCTGTCCTTGCTAACCTACCTCTTTTAGGGTTTTGTTGTTGTTCTGTGTTGCCTTTACCATAGAAGTAATCACAATCAACGTTGGGGCATTGGTATGGATGTTGTAGGTGATCAATTCTTGTATACTCATGGTCATGGTAGTATGGTATTGCACACAACTTACAGTAGTGTAAATGAGTTGTCTCTGCACGTATTTCCTCCTTCTTTATTGGTGCTACCACTTTGAGATTGTGCTCAGTCATGTCATCTAACAATTGCAGATCTGCTATAGTAGTTGCATCTGCCTGTTGTATTCGGACTAACACATATGCACTGTTGGTAAACTGTACTCTTCGCTCTACCCTATACAGCAATGTATCGTATACCATTATGTCTTTGCTATACAAAGCTCCCAGCATATCCAAATGTTTGTATGGCACGGAGTTCCCATTGGCTGCCATAACGATATGTGGTTCTTCATTTATGGTAATGCGCTTCCACCTTGCTTGGTCTAATAAGGTACCATTTTCTGCCTGGGGGTTGAAAACATGCAACATGGCATAGTGGGATCGCAAGTAAGGGCGTACTCCTTCTACTTCCTGCACATGTAATTGGTGTTTATAAGTCTCATGAACCCCAGGGTAGTAATAGGCGTCAGTGCTGATCAGCATAGCTGTCTCATCGATATGGGGGCAGTTATGGGTTGGTTCATTAACTACCTCTTCCATAGGTTGGGCTTGGGGTTGATTCAGTTCTCCCATCGGTTGTGCTTGGGGTGGATTCACTCTCTGTACACAATTGCAGACTTCAGGTGGGTTGTCACGTTCTGCTTCGATCTTTGCAAACAACCCATAGAAGGCTTGACATCTATCCATATCTGCTGCACCCAGTTGTGGCCTGTTGAAATGTATATATGGGGGTGGATTTTCTACGTCCTCAAAGCCTGGGGGTGCCATTGACAAAGTTCTACGACTAGCTGCTATTTCATAAATGTTCCTTGTCAATGTCGTTCCTTCAAAGTTCTTCAGGAATGCATATGTTTCCACATACTTCCTTACTTCAGCTAGCTCTGGGTGTTGTCCAGTGGTGGTTACATCCGTGTAATTCATGGGTATATCTGTCACTATTTTCCCTTTGTATTGTTCTCGTACAGTTATCCCTTTTTTCATGAGCACCTTAGCTCTAGAAATCCATGTATTCACTGATACTGCTGGTTGATAGGCATACTCAGATAGTTCTGCAGTTGCTGTTACTGAAGAATTAGCCTTATATTGGAGAGGTATTCGTTTATGTATGGCTACTTGAGCAGTGTTCTTGGTGGTTACGTGGTTCACTACTTGGTCTTGGAATTCTTGGTCGAATACTTCTGTAACTTCATTGTTGCCCTGACGGTATGTTGGTATTACTTGTCTCTTTACGACTCTATCATTATTGAAGAAATTTTGGAGTTTATTCTGGCTATCAGAATAATTATTATTTTTAGGAATATTTCTATTCCTCACATTTTCATGTGTTAAAT